CCCCATGAAGTCGTTGTTTATCTCACCAGGTAAATACACTGTTTTGCGCTCTATGCCGGTTTTGCCAGGTTCCAGTGGATTAAACGTGAAGAAATAACGGCTGGCAAAGAGGGTATTGTTCTCATCACTCGGATCACGGTGCAACACAATGCCCGTACTGCCGTCGTCAACCTCGTGCATGGTGAGGCGTGGCCGCGCATGGTCGTTGTCATAATCCACCATGACGTAGCTTTTGCCGTCCCTGAGCGCACGGCGATACAGGCGAATTTGTTGAGACTCAAGCTTGTTATGCTTCCACCATTGCCACAAGAGCGCCGCCAGCTTGCCATCGGCGTTGTCGCTTTCTTCTGCGCTATGGCCGTTGACCGTAAAGCCGGTCACGTTCAGGCGTTCTCTAAGCGTATCAACTACAACCTTGACCAGGTTATGATTGAACGCGTAATTGCCGCTTGTCAGGTCTTTGCCCAGAAATTCTTGTTGGCGTTGGGTGAGCATGACCGGATGATTGCCGCTGTAGTAGTCACGCGCTGCCTTTACCTTGTCGGCGTCTTCTTGTTGGCGCGCAATGACGCTCTGGATATGAATGAAACGGTCAAGCTCTGCTGGGCTAAGGCGTGTAATGTCGATCATGCTTCCCTCTCGCAATGCGCTGGCCATCCAGCATCAGGAATCCATTCCGGCCCACCATAACGCAAACGGTCACGTATGACGCTATCCTGCATTTTTTGCAATGCCTCTTCGGTAGTTTCGGCCAAATACGTCCCACCGAAAAGAGCGTCATCCCCACAGTCCCAATCATTCTCACCTTTGCCGGGGATGGGGACGCCATGCTCTGTTTCTATATTTGCTCGGCAGGCTTGCTGTAGCCAGGGCCAGCGCGGTCGCTTCCAGGTGGCTGTGTATAGCTCGATTTTGACCGGATAAGCGCCTTCGGGCATTCGCAAGAAGTAATCGCCGGATATGCGCTCAGATTCGCTGTATTTGTTCCGCCCAAATAGAAAATCTAGCCAGTGAAAGCTATTGTGTCGCCAATCATTGCGCTTCCACTGATCATCGTTACGCCAAATTAACCACCAGGCTGCGTTGTCAAAAAAGCGCAATGAGATCTCGCGCTCACCGGATACATAATCGCCTGATTTCCAGTCCACCCCCGGCAACCGCTCCACCCATTTGGCCCGTTCCAAACTAATGTACAGATCGATGACGAACGGAATAGCAAGGCTAAATCCGATTTGACTGTCTCCTACTGCTGCATCCCGAAAGGCCAGGCTCATCCGACAAGAGCGGCTAAACCAATACCATTCGATATGTAGGCAGTTATTTAGGAAGTGAAGGAAGAAGGCTTTGGCGAAGCGCCGCCGTTCAATGGTATGCCACCAAACGCGATGTTCACCATCTTTATTGTAGCCAAACCAGTTAATTGCTCTGCTCATCTAATATGCTCTGCTCCTTGGCTTTTGTGGTTTACTGCCACCGTATAACATCCAGGTCAATCCCTCTAGCGCCTCGCACGCATGGTCATTGCCGTCTTCCGGTTCATCGTCTGGGCTATGCTTGCCCTCTGGGTATCTATACCCCTCGGTGATTTCCCAAATCAGATTCTTGCAGCGCCGGTGAATCATAATCATGCGCTGGCCCTTGGCGTCACAGATGAGCGAACGCAGAAGCTTAATGGCAGCGACGCGGGTGCTACCATTGCCGGCCCTACTCTGTAGCCAGCTATGCGCCGCTATGCCTACGCTGGTCAGCCTAGCGCGCAACTGGGGCGCTTCGTGGCTCACAGCGGCTTGCTTTGCCAAGCGCACCTTATGCTCATTGAGCTTTTCTTGGATGTCTCTGACCGTCTGCTCTTCAAGCGTTCTATGCTGATACAACTCATCAAAGACCAAGAGATAACCTGGCTTCATTTGCACAAAGAGCGTAGCCCTGGGGTCTGGGAAATAGCCGTCATCAATGGCCAGCATGACCGGCTCCCGGCCGTTCGGCTCTTCCAGCGTCAAGTTCGCATCGTTGAAGTTGCCAAAGACCAAGCCTTCCACGCTGGCGAACCAGTCAAACAAAGCGTTGCGGGTCGCATCGTCCAAGTTATCCAGGCTCTTGAGATATTCTTCCTTGTCGAGATAAGGATTATCGTCAAGGCCAGACGGGATGAAAGGGCGCTTGGCCGTGCGATGCAACACAAAGCGCTTCTTGACCCATTGCCCATCAGCGCTGGTTGGCGGGTTGCTGGCACTGCGCTGCCTGAGCGGTACAACTGATCCCGCCAAGCGCCGCAAGCGGCTGAACAGGTAGGTGTATTGCGTCTCATAAAACTGCGACGTTTCATCAAAGCCCACAAATTGAAATTCAGCCGACTGATACCTGTACTTGTCTTTTTCGTTCTCTAGATAGCCAAAGGAGAGCGTTGCGCCGCTCGGGAAGGTCCAGCGTTTATCCTGTTCATCCCATTTGGCGTCCGTGCCTTGTAACCAACTGTGCGCCCGGTCCATCAGTGCGCCGGGCAAGGCCAAATCCTTGTACGTGCGCCGAAACAAGATGGCCGCATAGTTGGGGATGTCCACATACTGTAACGCCGCCATGAGCAGTGCATCTGACTTGCCCCCGCCAGGTTGCCCCCCGTAAAAAGCTTCAATATGCGGCAATAGCAAAAAGGCGCTTTGCTTAGGCGTCGGCTTGTGCGGAATGTACTTCGTCAGCTTTGGCGTCACTAGCGCCGGATTCAAAGACACCTGATTCCGCAAGGATGTCAAAGATACTGGTTGCTGTGCTTGAGTCAATAGCATGGGTTATTTTTGCTTCTAGTGGAGCGCCGTCTTTGCCGGTTACTTCGGTCTTGTCAGTAAAAAGCTTGTGATGTCTGCCAAGCTTCTCTAGCGCTGCCTGCGCATCATACAACTCAAAGTCAATCTCGGTCGTCACTTCGGTAACGGGGTCTTCGTCTTCGGTATAAAACCGCTTGGTCGTCTTAACCTTCATCTTCTTGATCAGCGGTAGCTTGGCCTTGTCGCTGGTCAAGTCAAGCGTTGGCGGCTGGCCCTCTTCTATCTTCCAGAAGTCGCCCATGTTGCCACGAGCCTGATCCCCCAAGCGCATCAGCACTTCATCAGCGCTCATAGCCGTTTCGCTGATACGCCGTTGAATTTCCTCAAAAATTTCAGGTTTTTTGAAGTTCTCATAACCGATGGCGCCCAGCGTCGCATCATTGCCAGCATAGCCGGCTTGGCGCGCTGATTCGGTCTTATTCCAACACCGCAAATACGCTTCAACAAAGAGCGTCTGTTTGCCCGTTAACGCCATCCAACCCAGCCCCGCAAAATATCCGGTATCCAACTCAAATCATAGTGAAACGCCATCGCCGCGATGAGCGCCACGGTCAGCGCCACAATCAGGGCTATCACTACGTTCGGATGTTTCCCCAACCAGACCTTGATCTCGGTCATCTATCTACCCCAACAAACGCCAGGCCAAGCCTAATGCAAAGAAAAACACTAGGAACCAAAATAATACCCACTCATCGGCGCTCATTACGCTGTTGGCGGCGGGCGTCCACCTCTTCGATATTTTTACTGGCGGCGTTGGCAATGGCCATCATCGCCGCGCCGAGCAGGCCACCGACGATAAAACCCCCCATAAAAATGATTACATAGCTCATCACTTGGCCTCATTTGCGCTGTTCAGCGGCAATTCTGCTCAAATTCTGGGCAGCCTTGGTATAGGCATCGATCTTCATCGACAAATACCAAAGGCTGGCAATCGTAACAACAAAGAGGGCGATGGCAACCCAATACTGCCGCGCGTTACTGCGGGCGTCGTGTTCTAGTAAAGTAATCCGCGTTTCCAAGCTTGTCACGGCTCGCCACAATTCTGCATCACTGTCAGTGTTGACGGTGACGCTGTTCCTCTGGCTATCGCGTCCCGCAAAGTCACCACTGTCTGTTTCGACATTGCCACTGATGGCCGAACCGCCGCCCGTATGAATCTGGTTGTCGGCCACGTGCCACCCTACTACCCAAAGATAAAAAAGCGAATG